GCTCTTGATCGAGACCGGCGCCGCTTGCGGGCCCAGCAGGATGTCGGCATCGTTATTCAGGACGAAGACGGGATCCACCAGCGCCGGCGGCGTCATGGCCACGTCGGTAAAGCTGCCCGAGCCGACGAGCTCCGCCTCGTAGGTCACCGGGCCGACGATTCCGCCCGAGATGCGCAGCGTGTTGATGGCCAGGTCGCGGTACTTGGTCTTCACGTCGGCGGAGTCCTGCACGTAAACGGTGGTTACCGGCATGATCGGGGTGGAGGGGTCATGCGTGAAGGTATGCGTGAACGGGCTTACTGCGCCCACCGTCACCACCTTGCCCAGCAGGAACGCGCCCAGCCATCCGGCGATGAAGTCGTACATCGGCCCGCTGACGGCAAACTGGAGGTCGCGCTGGATCTCTTTGCGCACCGACGGGAAGGGATGGCCCTTCACCAGGTCCACATCGGAGTAGTAGCCCTTCACGATGTTCGGATACTGCCCGCCTTCGAAGCGCACCGAATGGATCAGCGCGGCGTCGGCGAGCTGCGTGCCGTAGGTGGTCTGCTTGTTCGAGCTAATCACCACCCGGCGATCGCGCACCAGTTGCGAAATAAATGAACTCATGTTCTAGCTCCTCTCCCTATCCCGGCACTAGCTTGCGACGCCGGGGTCGACTTCGACGGGTCTCTTGCCCATCGGCGTTTTATCCACCCGTACCAGTTCCACCAGCTCCGCGCCATCCTGCCGGACGCGGCTCAGGCGCTCGGTCCAGTCGCCGATGGAGACTTCCAGCGTCTTTCCCGGCGTCAGCATGAACTCATAGCCCTCGCCGCGCAGGCCCACGCCGCCCAGCGTCTCGCCCGCTTTGGTCAGCTTCACGCGCACCATGTCTTCGCGCATCTCCCCTCCTTAGGCGGCGGCCGCGCCACTGAATTGCGTCACGCTTTGGACTGCAAAGGTCAGCGCATACCAGGTGCCGTCGAGTTCGAGCTGCGCCAACTGCACATCGCCCAGCACCACGATGGGCCGCTGGCTCATCGCAGGCAGCGTGAGCCGCGCCCCGGCCAGCACGTCGCAGACGGTTTCGAGCAGGCTCAGCGCGCCGATGCGCTCGGCATCCAGGCTGCGCAGGTTTTCCGCGCCGCAAACGGCCATAAAGTTCATCGCCGATTCGTAGGTCAGGCCGATGTGATCCTGGCCTTGCTCGAGCCGCTGTCCGCGGAAGGCCAGCAACACCGCTGGCGGCTTGGCGATGATGCGGCCGCTTTCAGCGTCGAAGTCTGCGGCGGTCAGCGCCTGGACGGCCACGCCCGGAAGCTTCGGCTTGAGCAGCCCCTCGAGCGCGTCGTAGGTCTCACTGATGCGCGTCTGATTGCTCATGGACCAGCACCGGCCTTGCGGATGGCGTCTTCGAGAATTTCATCGGCCAGTTGCGCCGCTTCGCGCTCGGCGGTTTCGGGCGCGGGCAGAAACGGCCGCGCGGGAAGGTTGGCGCTGCGCGAATGCGCGCGCACCGCGCCAATCCCCTCGGCGACCACGGGGCGCTTTCGTCCCAGTTTGCCGCGCACGTCCCTAGATTTCACCTGGCGCACGAACGACCCCACGTTCACCGTGCCGGAAAAGCCGTACTGGTGCGCGGCCGCATAGGGTAGGTTCGCGCCCACCACCACCTGGTTTTCCTCCACGCTGCGGAAGAGCGAGCGAATCAGCGCCCCGCGCGCCTGCAGGATGTTGCGCCCGGGAAAGCGCCGCGCCTTCCAGATGGCGTAGCGGCCCGAAAGCGCAGCCCAGCGCGCGCCCTCTGGCGACGCCTGCCGCTCGAATGACTGCCGCGTGATGGCGAAGACTCCCTCGGCGATGCCCTGCAAGAGCGCCGCCCGCAGGTTTTCCTGCAGGATGCCCAGCTTCTTGCGGACATCGGAGAAATCCGCTTTGATCTGCACCGGCATCAGAAGCCCTCGAGCTTGGTGTTGTCGAACGTTTCGGGATCCTTGACGTGGTCGCGCTTCTTCACGTCCATCTCCGAGAGCTGCTTTACCGTGGCCTGGTCCAGTGTGGCCCGCCCCGCCGAAACGTCTTTCAGGAACTTCATCGCCTCGCCGTAAGCCATCTCGATCTCCGGCTGCATCCGCCGACGCCGGCTGAACAGCAGAAACGCCGCAATGTCCACTGCCAGACCCTTTACCTGCTCGGTGACCGACAGCGGCAGGGTGTATTTTCCTCCCACGTAGGCGTCAATCTTGCCGGACGCCTCGTCCAGGATTTGCGTCACCACGGTGGTGTCCACCTCGCCGGTCGCAGCATCGTCGGTCAGCTCGACCAGCTCCTTCGCCGTGATCCGCCGCGGCGTCAGGTCCGCTTGTGCGATATAAGCCATTTCATTTCAATCCGCACCCTGAGCCTGCCGAACGGGTGCGATGTACGCCATTCGTTATTCTTTCGGTGGCTTCTTCATTTTCTTCTCCGCCGATTTCTCCGGCAGCGCCTCGACGGCCCAGGGCATCGCCGCCGCCTGCTCCTCGCTCAGTTCAATGGTTTCTCCGGCTGCATAGAGACGCCCCATCTGAATGGGCGAGAGCACGCGATAGTTCGCCATGATTCCTCCTTGATCGATCCCTGGCCCCCGAATCCGCCGGGGCCGTCAGGATGTTGCCCCGCCTTAATTGGTCAATGCGCGTGCGCTGGTGGTCGCCGCGTCGGTGGTCAGGCACAACGCCTTGGCCGCCGGCACGATGGCGTTCACCGGATAGTATCCAATCGCCGGCGAGCCCGCGCCAATGCTCAGGAGCACCACTGGGGCGGTGACGCAGTCTGCGCCTGTGCCTTGCGTCACAGTAATCAGTCCTGTGGTCGCCGTGGCCTTCTCGATCCAGACCCCGCGCAGATAGATGGAGAGTCCGGCCGCCGGCGCAGCGACAACCTGTGTGCGCGTGGTGGTGGCCACGGCCGCCGAAAGCGTGCCTATCTCGCCCACCTGCAGCACGCCCGAGCCCAGCGATTGCACGCCATCCTTGACGAAGCGCGTGCGCGCCATCTGCTGATCGCCGGAGCGCCCTTGCGCCTGCGGCGCCTGCCACGGCGCGGTCACCAGCATTGCGGCCACCGCGATCGCCAGCGCTGCGACAAACAATCTTCTTCGAGTCATATTGCTTCCCTCCTGGGGTCTCGCTCTGCGAAACCCGCGATAGATATTCCAATCAATTTCTGGTCAAACCACCGTGGCCGACTACGCTACGGCGGCTTTGATCAGGTACAGCGCTTCCACGGCCGTGATTTTCAGGTCGTAGTAGTCGTCCACGCCGACGATGTCGCCCTTGGCCGTGGGGTCCGCGTTGCGCCCTTTCACCACGCCGATGCCGCCCGAGGTGCCCGGCGCGCTGGTCCAGCGGAAGGTCTTCACCCCGCTGATGTCCATGCGGCTGGCGGACATGTTCCGGAAGCCGACGATGGCGTTCTTGCCCCACACAAAGCTGGCCACGGGCGGATCCGCCGCGGAGTCTTCCACTGCCGCGCCGACCAGGAATTCCTCGACGCCGAAAAAGGCGGCGAGATCCGCGTCGTTCAGCGCCAGCGCCACGTTCCTCCCCGTCGCCACCAGCGACTTTTTGATGCCGGGATGCCAGCGCAGCTTGGCGAAGACTGGCCAGCCTGCGGCGATGAAGTTGGGGCGCACGCCGACCTCCACGATTTTGTCCATGGCGGTCTGCACATCCATCCATGGCGTGGAGGCGTCGTCGTTCCACTGGTTGGCGCCGGCGAGCGTGACGTTGTTGGTCACCTGCGCGGCGTCGGTGAGCATGGCTGCCAGGTCCTTCTCCCGCTGCAGTTGGACCTTGTCGATCATGGTCTGCACCGCGTCCTGCTCGATATCGCCGCCGGTTTCCCCGTAGGTGGCGCGCTGCTCGTCGGCGATTTCCGCGGCCAGCGCCATGCTCTCGCATGAATAGCTGTCCGTGGAGAGCTTGAAGCGGATGCGCTCAGCCGGAGCGCCTGTAGCACGGCGCTGATTTTCGGTCAACTGCCGCGCCGAGCGGTCGAAGATGTAGTACTTGTCCGTCTGTCGGCCCACCGGAACGATGGTCGAGATGCTGTCCGCGATCCGTTGGTTGTTACTGAACTTCTTCGCGTAGTTGGTCAGCGCCGCGTCCAGGTGCCCAACAAGGGGAGATGCAATAGCGCCCATATTCTTTTCCTCCTGCCGTCATCCTTGCTGGACGCCGGCTCTTTGATTTTCGGCCCAGGGTAAAAGCCGCGCGGCCACCGCCGAGGCTTGGCCGCGCAGGAAAGGGTTAGTAGCGCGAAGGCCCGTCCACAAACACGATGGCCTCGTCGCCGTCTGTAGCGCCATCAGAGATGGCGTGGGCGAAGATGCCGTCATTGTCCGTGGTGGTGGGCTCCACCTTGCCGGCCGCCGCCACGGTCTTCAGCGCGTCGCCGTGGACCACTGCGGCCACGACGATGGCCACGCATTCGCCATGCTCGACGATGCGTACCAATGCCCCCGATGCGGCGTCTTCGGCGGCAATGCCCATCACCTTCAAATTGCCGGTGGCTACCGACGCCGGAGGCTTCACCTGGTTCTGCGCCGTACCGGGAATCACAGCCATGCCGCGCGTGATCACGCCCTCTGCCACATAGCTGCGCTCCACGCGCGTTCCCGTCGGCCCCATCGTTGCTCGTAACGCCATGCTTGTTCCTCTTTCCCCCGGCAAGGCCGGGATTTCATTTCACTGCGTCCCGGTGTCGTTCACCGGGAGAAGTTCAGGCCTTGCCCGCCGCGATGCCACCCGCCGCAGTCCGGCCGACTCCGGCGCTCGCGCGTTTCAGGCCTTCCTTGAATGCGGCGAGCTCCGTCAGCTTCGGGTCCTGCTTGCGCAGCTCTGCAGCGATGGCCTCGGCGTGCGCATTCAGAGTCACCGATTCTGGGTCCACCTTCAGGTCGCGGGTTTCATTGAAGCGCATCTCGATCACGTTGGTGTTGCGCTGTGCTTGAGCGCCCAGCTCGCCGAGCGGCACGATGGCCGCCTGCGCTTCCAGGAACTTCAGCATGGCGTCGAGGGAATCCACCTTCACCGTCTTGGCCTTCTCCCCTTCGCCTTCGGTGAACTCCACCGATCCGCCCTCGATGGCCAGCTTGCGCAGCGCGGGCAGGTGAGCGTCAAACGCCGGCACCCACTTCCCCGCCGTGCGCTGACCTTCGATGAAGGCATCGAAGCGCGTGCCGCGCGCCGCCGCCTCGGCCGTGCTGGCCCGTTCGTCCGCCTTCTTCACGCCGTCGGAGAACTCCTTCCGCAGCGCCTTCAACTCATCGAGAGCCACTTTGTTGCCTTCCTCGACGAGCTTCTTTACATCCTCTTGGGTGAACGTCGCCGCCGCAGGCTTCTCCTCGCCGAACAACCGCTTGAAGAAGTTGCGGACGGATGTGTCTACTGCACTCGCGATGTCTTTCGGGTCCACGTCGTCCTCCTCGTTGAATTCGATGGCCACGAACTCGCCACCGGAGAATTGAATCGGTGCCAGACCTTTCACTTCCGGCGGTACCGCCCCCAGAAACCCGACATGCCGCACCACCGGACCTTTCCCCTCGGGATCGAGATAAAAAGCCGTGCTGCGGTTCGGGAAGCGCCCGTCGCGCACCAACGCCTCAAACTGCGGCGTGGCCTTCTCGAACTTCGCTTCCAGCACATCGCGGTGTAGCCGCAAATCCTCCACCCAGCCGTGGGCGGGCGAATCTTCCTGAGGATGGCCCAGCACTGCGGGAGGCTTCCAGACGCCGGTTTTGAAGTTGGCCACTGCCAGCGCCAGTTTTTCCAGCGGCCAGTTGCCTTTTGCTCCGTAGTCGCCCGCGCGGAAGATTTCGATCCACTGATTTTGAAAGGTGCTCATCGCTCTCCTCACGCCGCCTTAAAGAATCCTTCGTCCGGCCCGGCGCCGGCGGGCACGCCCTCGGTCAGGTCCGTCGCCGAGCCATCCGCCAACATCTTCCGCGCCCGCGCCGCCGGGATGGCCAACAAAACGCAGCGACAGTTGTAACCATTCGGGGGTTCGTACCGCGCCCAGCCGGGCCAGTCCCACGGCGCGATTCCGTTATCGAGGGCTGCGTGGTTCGGCCGCACACGCGCATCTAGGATCGCGTCGTACAGCCGCCAGGGGAGCAGCTCGCGCACTGCCGGATCGTCCATCTCTTCCTTGCGCCCGCGCGCCATCGCTGTGGCTACATTCGTATTCCACAGCGTGCGCAGGCGTCCCGCCGAAGTCGTGAAATTCCGCAGGACCTCGCGCGCCGCGCGGTCAAACTGCTGCGGCGTCAATCCCGATTCGAGCGATGTCGCAATCAGGTCGCGCAGCGCCGTGAGCGCCGCCTTCTGCTCGATTCCCGCGGCCGTAAACGCCGCGCCGCGATGCGCGGCGATCAGCCGTTCCCATTCCGCGCGCGGGGCCACCGGCAGCGATCGCAGATAGGCCACCGCGCGCTGCGGAATCACCCCGCTTAGCTCCTCGGCAAAGCGCAGTGTTCTCCTTGTGGTGAGCGAAGCCGAACCACGGTCCAGCGGCAGCCCCGCTTCGCGGCGAACGCGCAGCCGCCCCAGGATGCGCGTCGCCGCCAGCAACTCAGCCACACGCGCGGCATGGGCGAACACGACGTCGTCGGCAAACGGAGGCGCGCTGATCTCGGACCCGCTGGCAAACGCGCGCTGGGCTTCTTCGAGAAATGCTCCGGAAATACTTCGGAAGAACCGCGCCTGTTCGAGCACCGCGGCCCAGAACATTTTCTCCAGGTCCATCAGCGTCTCGCG